ATGTACCAGTTCCTCCAAAAGTACGACTGGAAGAATTCCCTTGCGCTGGCGCACAACGCAGTGTTTGACGGAGCCATACTGAATTGGCAGTACGGCATTACACCCAAGGGTTGGTTGGATACGCTGAGCATGGCGAGAGCATTGCATGGTACTCAGGTAGGCGGCAGTCTAGGGGTCTTAGCGACCTACTATGAAATTGGAGTCAAGGGTAATGAAGTTGTCAACGCCATCAATAAGTTTCGCAAAGACTTCCTCAAGGTAGATTTGGCACGATACGGCGACTACTGCAAGAATGATGTGAAGCTGACATGGGACTTGTTTGGTTTGATGAGCCAAGGCTTTCCAAAGATTGAGCTACGCCTGATTGACTTGACCATCCGTATGTTCACCGAGCCAGTATTGCAGTTGGACAAAGAGATGTTGCAAAAACATTTGCATGTAGAGCAAGCACGGAAGGTCACGTTACTCGATAGCTTTAACAAAGACACCTTGATGAGCAACCCTCAGTTTGCCGACTTGCTTGTGTCTCTTGGTGTTGAGCCGCCCATGAAGAAAAGTCCTGCTACTGGTATGCAGACTTACGCATTCTCTAAGACGGATGAGGGATTCAAGGCCCTGTTGGAGCATGAGGATACTCGGGTACAAGCAGTAGTTGCGGCCCGGCTGGGAACAAAGTCAACTATTGAAGAGACCCGCACCGAGCGGTTCATTGGGATCGCTAACCGAGGCCCAATGCCTGTACCCCTACGCTACTACGCCGCACACACTGGACGCTGGGGCGGTGACGACAAGATCAAACTTACAAACCTACAACGCACATCTCCGCTAAAGAAGTCTATCCTTGCGCCGTTTGGCATGGTGGTGATTGACTCGGATTCATCACAGATTGAGGCACGGACGTTGGCATGGCTGGCTGGGCAGGACGATTTGGTGGAAGCATTTGAAAGGGGCGAAGATGTATACAAAATCATGGCATCGGCTATCTATGGCAAGAAGGTTGAGGCGATCACTAAGGATGAGCGTTTTGTCGGTAAAACAACGATTCTTGGGGCTGGGTATGGTATGGGTGCGGTTAAGTTTAGAACGCAACTCAAAACTTTTGGAGTGGAGGTATCGGAGGATGAGGCGAAACGCATCATTGATACATATCGCCGAACCTACCCAAACATATCAGCGTTGTGGAAAAAGGCGGCAAATGTGTTCCCCGCAATCATCGGTGAACAAACCACATCCTTTGGTCGGGGCGGCATTCTCAAGGTAGATGGGTCAGACGGCATCCTGTTACCCAACGGACTGCGCTTGAAGTACCCCAACCTACGTAAAAAGTTAGACGATGACGGCGATGTCGAGTACGTGTACGACACCAAGAAGGGCAAGGCTATCATTCTCAACCGAATCTATGGCGGTAAAGTGATTGAGAACGTATGCCAAGCACTTGCACGTATTGTGATAGGTGAGCAGATGTTGATGATTGCGAAAAAGTACCGCGTTGTTATGACCGTTCATGACGCCGTGGCTTGCATTGCACCGGAGGCTGAGGCTGAAACAGCTAAGGAGTACGTTGAATTGTGTATGCGCTTACGTCCGTCGTGGGCATCCGAGTTACCGCTGAACTGTGAAGCAGGGTATGGGAGAAGTTATGGGGATTGTTAATAAACCACTGATCGACAAATTTTTTGACCGTGCCACGTCCAATGAGTTTGGGGTGCCGATTGAGTTCCACCACAACGTACCGAAGAAGGATGTGCAGACATTTATTCTGTCGCCCGAAGTTGCGTTGAGCGCCGAAATGCTTGTGCGTTCTAAATCTTTCAAGATGCCTAACCTTGTTGAATTGCGTATGCCGTACCCGCATACAGTGATTGAATACCCGCTAACAGAGGACATCCGCAAGCTACGTCACAACGGACTTATCAACGGCATCGTTGAGATAACACGCATCGGCGCATACATCCGAGAAATCAGCGAGGGCGTGTTCACTTGTTTGCCGTATTGGGAGTTTGTTGACGGTCGCATTCAGCATAGTTTTTTTATGTTTTTATTTGGTATGAATGCGGTTGGCGCACTTAAAGTGTCCATTAGCTCTAGGGTCAACGGAGACGATGCTGTTGATTGCAACATCATACCGTGCGTATCGTTCATCGTAGCCGCAGAAAAAGCGGGAGTTCCACCCGAGCGTTTTAAACAACTATATGAATCGCCTGAAACACAACAACATATCAGGGAATCTGCCACAGAAATCCCATGCCTTATGTTTGCTTCTTATCTTTTGCTTAGCTGTAAAAGCGGAGTAGGTCGAACTAAAGTTCCTGCACGGACACCTCTCAAAAGCATGAAACTCGGTGGTAAAAAACAAAAGGCATACTCTGCTAGTGCGTACACACTGTTGCATTTAGAAGAGATTGAGAGCGCCACCACCGAGGGTGTCGTAAGTCGCCGTTCAGATATTTCAGCCCACTACGTGCGAGGCCACTTCAAGCAACGCAAGAGCGGTATCTATTGGTGGAATTCATTTGTGCGTGGTAACGGGGAACCCCGTAAACGCGAAGCTTACTTGGTAGAGGAAACAGCATGAGTATTGTGTGGTCGTTCAGTAGCTTGAAAACATTTGAGCAATGCCCTAAGAAGTACTATCACACCAAGATAGCCAAGGACATTGTTGAGCCTGATACAACGGCAACGCTGTACGGCAAGACTGCTCATACTGTGGCAGAGGAATACATTCGGGACGATAAACCTATCCCGCCAGCGTTCGACTACATGCAAGACACACTGGATGCCCTTAAAAATTTAGAGGGGGAGAAGCTGTGCGAGGTAAAGCTGGGGTTGACCAAAGATTTAGAAGCTTGCGAGTTCCATGCTCCGAACGTATGGTGGCATGGTATTGCCGACTTGGTCGTGCTTAACGAGGCAAAAGGCTTAGCGCATTCTGCCGACTACAAAACCAGCAAGAACACGCGGTACGCAGATACCAAACAGCTTGACCTTGTGGCGGCGGGTATCTTTGCCAAGTTCCCCAAAATCAATAGAGTTAAGTCTGCGTTGATCTTCACGGTGTGCAAGGAATTTTTGAAGGTTGAGCACCATAGAGAAATGATGCAAAAGTACCTAGAAAAACCAGCAATGGTTGTTGCACGGATTGAGGCGGCATTGGAAAATGGGGTGTGGAACCCTATTAGTGGGCCACTGTGCAAGTTCTGTGCAGTCAAACAATGTGAGTACAACAGGAGTTAAAGATGAAATTTGATTCAACCACTTACGAACCTAATGATTGGAACACCTACTACGGTGCTGTACGTGCTGTGGTGGGTGAAGAAGGGAACGGTAACAGTGAAATCACTATATTGGAGTTTGAAACCCCCTCGGGTTTTTCGCAATTGATGGAAGTTACGCTATTGACAGGTGACAACCCGAAAGACGAAACTGTTAGGACGTTAGAAGATGTACATACGGTTCGCATAAAGATAACGGGCGAGTGGGAAGGCTGTGAAATTCTGCGCGGTTTAGCCGACTTATTACACGCCTTGAAACTCAAAGCAACACTTGAATAAAATTTTAAGGAGGCATCATGCCCTACGTAAACAAACCTAGACCATACAAGAAAGAATATGAACAGCAAAAAACAAGAGGCGAATCTGATACCCGCCTTGAACGCCAACGAGCAAGAAGTGAGATGGACAAGAAGGGCGTTGACCGTACTGGAAAAGACATCGACCATGTGGTTCCCTTGTCCAAAGGGGGGAGCAATGCTTCAGGAAATCTTAAGCTCAAGACCCCAAGCGCCAATCGTTCGTTCAGTCGCAATTCAGACCATACGGTCAAAACCAATAAACCAAAGAAAAAATGAACTTATCAGAGTATGAGTGGCCTCGTCCCCACGGGTTCACCCCATTTGAGCATCAGAAGACTACAGCCGAGTTCCTAACGACCAACAACAAGGCGTTTTGCTTTAACGAGCAAGGTACAGGCAAGACAGCATCAGTGATTTGGGCAGTTGATTATTTGATGCAACGAGGATTAGTGAAACGAGTGTTAGTGATTTGTCCGTTGTCAATCATGAAGTCGGCATGGCAACAGGACTTGTTTAAGTTTGCAATTCACCGCACGGTGTCGATTGCACACGGTTCAGCTAAGAAGCGCAAAGAAATCATCAGTGCAGGATCAGAGTTTGTCGTCATCAATTTTGATGGGGTTGGAATTGTTAAGAGTGAACTACTCAAGGGCGGGTTCGATTTGATTGTGGTAGATGAAGCGTCAGCGTATAAGAATGCTCAGACCGAGCGGTGGAAAGACTTGCGTGACTTGACAAAAGTTATACGTGGGTTGTGGATGTTGACTGGAACTCCCGCCGCGCAGTCTCCTGTGGATGCTTACGGATTAGCAAAGTTAGTGAACCCCACTGGCATACCCATGTTCTTTGGGCAGTTTAGAGATAAGGTAATGCTTAAGGTCAGCGAGTATCGCTGGATACCGCGCCCCGAGTCTAAACACATTGTTCATAAGATACTTCAGCCAGCTATTCGATTTGAAAAGAAGCAATGCCTTGACCTACCCCCTGTGACTTTTGTTGACCGTGATGCCCCACTGTCACCCCAGCAGATCAAGTACTACAACGTACTCAAGAAGCAGATGTTGATTGAAGCCGACGGAGAAGAAATATCGGCGGTCAATGCTGCCGTGCAAATTAACAAGCTGCTTCAAATATCCGGTGGCGCTGTGTATACGGATACTGGAGAAGTCCTAGAGTTTGATGTATCTGGCAGATTAAACGTGGTGCAGGAAGTCATTGACGAGACTAGCAATAAAGTGCTGGTGTTTGTACCCTTTACCCACACTATTGAACTTCTAGAAAAGCACTTAAAAAAACACAATATAAAGTGCGAAATCATCAATGGAAGTGTGAGTGTCAATAGACGTTCTGAATTGGTAAAACAATTTCAAGAGGACGTACACCCCAAGGTTCTCATCATACAACCGCAAGCGGCATCCCACGGGCTTACCCTAACTGCCGCCGATACAATTATTTGGTACGCTCCATGTTCAAGTGTAGAAACATACTTACAAGCCAATGCTCGAATCGACCGACCCGGTCAGGTCAACCCAATGACAGTCGTGCATATAACAGGCAGTCCAATAGAGACAAAGATGTACGCCCACTTGCGGGGAAACATCGCGCACCACACCAAAATAATTGATTTGTATAGGCAAGAAATTATTTTGGAAAGTACTTGACATTGTCAAGGTCTATGCTAAACTGACCCCCCAAAACAAAAAGGAGCTAACTATGGACGCTACAGTTCAGGACGAAGTCACCACTTCTCCTATCCCCCTCGATAAGCTGACCGCTATCTATATCAAGATGCGCGATGCCAAAGACACCCTCACTTCCAAGTATAAAGCCGAATACGCCGACATCGAAGAGCAGATGGCGGTGCTTGAATCGGAGATGCTTGAGGTTTGCAAAAACATGAATGCCGACAGCATTCGCACAAAAGCTGGCACGATCATCCGTTCCGTAAAGTCACGGTACTGGACGAATGATTGGGATTCTATGTACGACTTCATTGAGGAGACCGGTGCATATGGCCTGCTAGAAAAGAGACTTCATCAGACAAACATGAAAGAGTTTCTTCTCGAGAATCCTGACCTTCTGCCGAGAGGCTTGAATGTCGAAAATCAATATACCGTGGTAGTTAGACGTTCTAAGGAAAATTGAAAAATGAGCAACATCACTTTGTTAAACCAAGACCTCCCCGACTTCCTGCAAAACGCTGGAGTCAGTGAGCTTACAAGGCAACTCGCTGGTCGCACTGGCGTTAAACGAATCGTCCCCAAAAACGGAATCTTCCGCAAAGTTGTGGGCGGTGAAGAAATGGGTAAGGTCAAAGGCGACTTGAATGTTGTCGTTGTTAATGCTTCCCCCAAAGTTGGGCGTATCTTTTACGCAAAGCAATGGAGTGCCGACGCTGAGCCAACTGCACCTGACTGTTTCTCCAATGACGGCGTTGCCCCTGATGCCGGTTCCGCTAATAAACAATCTGACCGTTGTGATTCATGCGAGCAAAACATCAAGGGTTCGGGTATGGGTAACTCTAAAGCCTGTCGCTATTCACGCCGCATCGCTGTGGTATTGGAAGAGGACTTTGGTACTTCACTTGAAGGTTCTGTGTATCAGATGAACTTGGCTTCCAAGTCTTTGTTTGGTGACAGTGTCGGTGACAACACTCATCCCTTTGAGAGCTACACCAAATACTTGTCTAACAATGGTAAGAGCTTGGACTACGTTGTTACTCAGTTGAGCTTTAATGAAGACAACGACAACCAGTCTATTCTGTTTACGCCAGCGCGTTTTATCAACAAAGGCGAACACACAGTTACGAGCAAAGTAGCCGCGCTCCCCGAAGTGCATAAGATGGTCACCATGACCCCATATCAAGCTGATGTGTCAGGTCGTGCGCCAAAGTTAGAAGCACCTAAGCCTTTGGGTAAAGCCTTTGAGGAAGAAGACGCTAAATCACTTGCTAAGATACGAGCCGAAGCCGACGCGGTAGACGAGCCTAAGAAGCGTGAATCCAAGAAAGCTGTTGAAGCCACACCCGCATCCAAGAAAAGTTTGGACTCTGTGGTAGCGGCTTGGACGGAAGAGGAGTAACGCATGACCTATGGTTACAGCCAAAAATTAGTTGACGCCAACAAAAAGGCCGACGCTGATTCTTTAGGCGTAGCTTTGGGTCGCTTCTGTATAGCAAAGGAGATTACTGCTACGCAAGTGGCAGTAGAGCTAGGGGTTAGCCGCATGACGGTTTACAACTGGTTTTGGGGTGAGTTCACCCCATCTCCTGCTTACGCTGGACAGATTGAGCGTTTCATGGCACGGCATAAAAAGCGCAAATAAATAATGTCTACATTTGATTTGCTTGATACCGTCTTACCCACGGAGGGGCGGTACTGCATAGTTGGCATAGGTAAATATGTCGATCAGCGTTTTGCAAACACAAGGGAAGAAGCCGAGACACTAATCCAAGAGTTCAACACCAAGCAAGTCAACGTGTATTTTGGTTGCGCCAAGTTTGGCCCAGCCGACGACAGGACACACGAGAACGTAGCCTTTGTTCAAGCCTTATGGCTAGATATTGATTGCGGCCCGACCAAGGGTGTACCGAATTCCAAAGGGAAGATCGAGGGCTATCTCGACCAGCAAACAGGGCTGGAAGAGCTTAAGAAGTTTTGCAAGACAGTCGGCTTACCTAGACCAATTTTGGTGAACTCCGGTAACGGTGTTCATGCCTACTGGTTGCTTGAAGAGATGTTACCCCGCACTGTGTGGGAGCCATTAGCCAAGCGACTAAAACAACTGTGCAAAGAGCATGACTTGATCGTTGACGACAAGGTGTTTGAAGCATCGCGGGTTCTTCGTGTACCTGAGTCAATGAACGTGAAGAAAGGTTTGGAGCCCAAGCCAGTCAGTGTTTGGAACGAGGTTTCGCCGAGGCTGTCGGTTGAAAAACTGCGTGAACTGCTGGGCGCACCCGAACCAAAACAAGAAGAGGAAGTGCCCGACTTCATACCCTCTTCCATGAGCCCAATGATGGAAGCGTTGTTGGGTAACAAGGTCAAGCGGTTTAAGACCATCATGCTCAAGGCCGAGAACGGCTGTGCACAACTGAATTACGTATTTCAAAATCAAGCCGAGATTGATGAGCCACTGTGGATGTCGGCGTTGTCGATTCCTGCTTTCTGCGTAGATGGAGACAAAGCGGCGCACAAGATGTCCGACCAGCATCCTGAATACGACCCAGCCGAGGTAAACAACAAGCTTAGGAATATCCGCAAGCGTGGTGGCCCACACCATTGCACAACATTTGAAGAGCGCAACCCCGGTGGTTGTGATGGCTGTCTGCACAAAGGCAAGATCACTTCACCTATTGTGTTGGGTACAGAGGTAGCAGAAGCAACCGAAGACGACAACGAAATAGAAGTTGAAACTGAAGAGGGTGTTGAGACACACCAAATACCTGAGTACCCATTCCCGTTCTTCAGAGGTAAAAAAGGTGGCGTATATCTGCGCCCGCCCAAGGATTCCGAAGAAGCGCCAGCAATGGTGTACGAGCATGACTTGTACGTACTCAAACGTATGAGAGATAAAGAGTTGGGTGAAATGGCGTTGTTCAGACTCCACTTACCTCATGACGGGGTGAAAGAGTTTGCAATAACCACTGCGGCTATTTCATCAAAGGACGAGCTACGCAAACAGCTTGCCCAGCAGGGCGTAATGGCACATCACAAGCAATATGAAAGTCTTGCAACGTATGTCGTTACGGCGGTAAAAAATTTGCAATACACAAAGAAAGCAGAGCTTATGAGAACACAATTTGGATGGGTAGAGGGAGACAGCAAATTTATTATGGGCAACAAAGAAATTACCAAAGACGGTACGTTCTACAGTCCATCATCGTCAACAACCGAGTTCTTTGCCGAGAAGGTTCACGAGAAGGGTGACATAGACAAGTGGAAAGAAGTCTTTAACCTGTACGCACTGAAGGGCATGGAGCCCCACGCTTTTGGAGCCTTAACCGCGTTTGGCGCTCCACTAATGAAGTTCACTGGGTTGAAGGGCTCAATCATTAACGTGATCTACGAATATGCCGGATCAGGAAAATCAACGATTCTGCGCATGTGTAACAGTGTGTACGGTATGCCCTACGAACTTATGTCGATTGAGAAGGATACGCTCAACGCCAAGATGACACAGCTAGGGGTAATGAACAATATCCCCAACACGATTGACGAGATCACCAACATGACCCCCAAGGACTTCTCTGACTTGGCATACGGCATCAGTCATGGTCGAGGTAAGAATCGCCAAAAGGGTTCAGAGAACGCACTGCGCACCAACAACGCCTCATGGCAAAACATGACCTTGTGCTCGGCTAACGCCAGCTTTTACGAGAAGTTGACTGCGTTGAAGAACAGCCCGGACGGTGAATCAGTACGGCTACTTGAGTACAAGATAGAACCCAACGACTTGATCGGCGTAGCCAAGGGCAAAGAGATGTTTGACCACCAACTTAATGAGAACTATGGTCACGCAGGCGAGATATACCTTACATGGTTAGTAAACAACCTAGAGTACACCAAGGACTTGATAAAGAAAGTGCAAGCCCGACTGGATAAGGAAGTTCAGTTCACCTCACGGGAACGCTATTGGTCGGCCACCGCCGCTTGTAATATTGCTGGTGGTTTGATTGCCCGTCACCTTGGCTTGCATGATTTTGATATGACCGCTGTGTACGACTGGCTAAAGATTATGCTGGGCGAAATGCGCCACGATGTGAAGCCCCCACAGTCAACCCCCGTTGCTACCCTTGGTGAATTCCTCGATAGCCATGCCGTCAATACTTTGGTAGTTAATGAAGAGGTGGATGCCCGAAGTAATATGTCGGCGTTACCTTTACAGGAACCCAAGCTACAGTTGCTGGTACGTTACGAGCCGGATACCAAGCACATCTATGTAGCCGCCAAACAGTTCAAAGAGTTCTGCATAAAACAGCAGGTCAACTACAAAACGCTGCTCAAAGAATTAACCGACTTACAGATTTTTGTTGAAGCAATTAACAAGCGCATGTCTAAAGGTATGAAGATTGCTTCTCCTGCGGTGCGTACGTTGAAGTTTGACGCATCTCATTCTGAGTTTTTGCGCATGGACGAGATGTTGGGTCTAAATGAAAATCGAGACAGTGTCATATCAGATTGATTGGTCAAAGTTTCGAGTCGGCCATTCATTTTTTGTACCCTGCATAGATCACAAAGCGGCACGGGAAACTGTAGCCGTTGTTACAAAAAGGTTGAAGATACCCATTGTTACAAAAGTTGTGATTGTGGAGGGTATAAAAGGTTTGCGAGTTTGGCGTGTCTGATGTAGACTATGCCAATGGTAAGCAGTTGCCATGTCTCCGGAAGTTAGCTCCTTCCAACCTCCTCTTCCCCCCGCCTATGTGCGGGGGTTTTTTATTCCCGAGCCTTGGCCGCTTCGCGTTCCAACTTCTTGCCGGGCGCTTCTAATACTGGCGCAACCTGTGGGAAATACCTTTCATCTATGGGCATACCTCGGTCGGCTTGCATCCGGCGCTTAGCTTGTTTATCTAGAGACTGCTCAATATTTTCGTACTCGATCATTGCAAAGGGGTTTCGGCTGTTGAACTTTTGAATTTTCTCCAACACCTTTTCAACATCTTCATCATCGCCTTTATTAATTTCCAAATCCAATCGGTCTAACAGTTTGGTGCGTTCTTGTCTAACTTTAAGGATCTCACCTTGCAGTTTAAAAATTGCTTCTCGTTGAGCAACCAAACCTGTAGTAGCAAAGCCCATAGACTGTGCCCACAATTGCCCTTCAGTAAACTCCTTGGCTTCCTTAATGGCTGAGCCTGTTGAAGTAAGAGCACCTTCTTTTCCGTACCGGGCAGCGGTAAAAGCGCCGCGAGCAAACGCAGGGGCAAGTTGTTCAACACCCCGCATAACTTCCCCTTTGTTGAAGTAGTCAATTGCTTGCGGTATTTGCTTGAAGTACAAAGAAGCGCCCGGCCCTAGCAAAGACATAAGGTACTCTTGCATTTCCGCCGCAGCCGTAGCCGACTCTTTAACCTCGGGGAACCACATATTATTCATAGACAAGCTGCTAGAAATGTCATAGCCAGTCATGGTAGAAATAAGCCCTCTGTCTAAAACTTCATCCAAAGTAGCATCGCCAATTTTCACATTGCCAAAAGTCTGTGGTAGCCATACGTTACGGAACCATAATTCTAAGTTACGTTTTTCTAATGGGTCATCTTCATCTTCGTCCCCGAATAAATCACGGTAAACGTTCATTGCGCCTTGGATAGCACCCATAGCCATTGTTGCGCCGGGAATACCGACATAGCCAGCAAGTGCAGTGGACATGGTCAATGTGCCGACAAACTGAGTCATAGCTTTGGCGCGGTCTTTGGCATCTAACCCGGCAAACATGCGGTAGGCGTTACGCATAAAGAACGTAGTCACAAACGCAGGGAACATCTTGAACTGAAGAATGGCTCGGCCTGTTGGCTTGTGAGCGTTGATTAAAACTTGGCGCTCGGCGTTGGCAATCAAACCACGAGGGCGGTTTGATGCGTGGTAGTTACCTAGAGCTTCACGAGTTTCAGCCTCGGCTGCACGTAAAGCTTCTTCGTGGGTGTACTTTTTCTTTGTGTCCGGATTTATATCATCACGATACAAACGGTACGAGGTCATAAACGTCACTTCACGCACCATGCGCTCGGCATGATGAAACAAGCCTGTCATTACTGTAGCTGCGGCACCCATTGTTCTACGCGCTACGCTTGTAGATTGTTTAGTCGATACGCTTTTGCGGTTCATCAAGTCATTGGTTTGTGTAGATTCGCTAATACCCCGATCTAACATATATTGAGCAGCAAGCTTTTCATCCCCGCTTAACTTGACCAACTGATTGTTTGCCATAGATGGAAATTCGTAACTAACTGTGCCGTCATCAGCCGTGCGCTTGATACCTGTAGTGCCAAATATAGCTAATGACTTTGACAGTGAAGCAGCAACCCTAAACGGATTGAACCCGTGATTGGATGTGAGCACTGGCCCAACAAAAATAGGCATTGCAGTCATCTGCGCGGCGGCTGTCTTTACAGAAGTCATCAACCACAAATACGCCGACTGGTTAAGGAAGTTAGATGCTTGGAACCCGAAACTGTCTTCTGGCTCTGGGCGTACTTGCTGCTCGGCACGCATACGCATCTCAGTAACAAACTCACCAAGTTTTGCCTTATCAGGGTTACCTTTAAGTAAATCTTGGGCGCGTTCAATTTCACCCATGATTTTGGGGCCAAACTTGATACGAGCCAACTGATTGGCCATGTTTGTGCCGGTCTCTACAAAGTTACGACCAATGTCGCCTGTGAAACCGGTTGTGCCTTGGCGGTGCATGAACTGTCTGCGGAAATTGCGATCAGGCAAAGTCTGCAAATACATTTGGTAGATTTGGTCTTTAAGTTCCTCAATTGCCTTGGCATCCAAAGTGCCGTTCTTAGCTCCGTCATCAATGGCTTTGAACATTTCTTTTACAAGCCCGCTGGCATCCGCTTCCATTTTCTTACGCGCATTAGACAAGTCATTACCCATGTCAATTGCTTCGGCTTCCAACATTTCTTTTAAGGATCGTGTCTCACCCGCCGCTTGCAGTTGACGGAAACGCTGGCGCAAGAACATATTGCGGTCAAACGCATTTTCAAACATGTAGAACTCACGACCGACACCCTTACCTACACGTATCCAATATTGACCATAGCGCATAAGAGGGAAGTACGGGTACAGATTTTTACCATCTTCGTACATCTGTTTAATCTGAGCAATCAGCTTACCCTTGGGTGAGTTGGCGTTACCTGCGGCTCCAACAAGTTTTGAGTTAGCAATTTGCTCTTCAAGAAGTTGGTGATAAAGCTCGTGGTTGCCTTTGTAGAAGTCCCTTGCTTGCTCATACAACTTTTTGTTTGCGTCGGTCAAACCGTTCCACAGATTTTCTAAGTCAGTATCTTCAACGGTCTTCATGCTACCTAAAGTTTGTAGGCGAGCATTGTTTGCTTGTATGTATGCATCTCTTGCAGCTTTGGTAGCAAAGGCATGGTGTTCGCGTTTTGCGCCAGTTTCTGCTGTTAAGTAGAACGGTTTGGTTGGGTCGCGGTACAGCAACGTAGAGTAGTGCATCACGCTTGCTAAACGCTGGAATTGCTCGGGCGCTTTAGCCGCCAACTTAGTTAGCGCATCAGATATAGGCACCATTTTTGTGGTAAGGCTATTACGCATAGCTGCCATGTCACCAAGGTATTGCCAAGATTCTTTTATACCCTTGATGCCGAGTCTGTCTGCCCACTGAACCAAAGCCTCTGTCTGCATAGCAGGTAAAAGCTGCTGCAACTTAAAGTTAGTAAACCCTACCCAAGAAGAATTCAATACGTCAAGAAATGTCTGTTGATCGCGCAAGCCTACAAGCGTAGGTATCTCACGCATAGCATCAGCAAAATCTCCGCGCTGAATCTTAAGAAGTGAGGCGTTTACTCTTTGCTTTTTGGCTTTAATAGCCGACGAAACTTGCGCCATGTTCCCGCTGAGTTTTTCTTCAGCTTCCTTCATACGCATCAAGGGTGTCTTGCGTGCGGTCAACATGATGTCGGTGATAGTTACGATGTCTAATAGGGCGCTGGTGTGGCTTGCGTCCATGTTAAAGAACTGACGTATGTTGTTGATAAACCGATTAAACAACGACTGTTTAATACGCCCTTCAGTCTCCATCAACAACTTTTGGAAACGGGGGTCAGACATTGCGTAAGCAACGAACTCTCGGGGGTCGCCAAAGATGTTGGCTGAAATCAAGTCTTCCATAAACTCAGGCAGTGTGCCTGCTTCACGCATTTCGTTAACTCGATCCACTGTCAGGTTCATTGTGCCGAGTAAGGCGTTGTAAGCCGTTGCTAAATCGGACTTACGGTCAAACCCAGATTGAATTGCATCAAGCGCCAAGTCCAACTTTTTGTTAAGTGCGGCGTGCAGCATCTCGTGCAGCACAGTGACGTTATTGATACCTTGGCTTGGGCCACCAGATATACCGCGCACAAACACAAACCGTTCGCCAGTAGCCACGACACGCAGGAACAAACCGCGTGACGCATCCCAATCAGCTTCTGCTCCACCCTCAGTGATCTGGCTTGGGAGCGCATCATCTTCCTCAATTACTTTGAAGTTGACATCTTTTACAAAAGGCAACAAACGCTGAGCCAAGAATTTTTGGAACGCATTACCGGTCTTGATGATATGACGCAGTGCTTGTTGACCATTTGTCATGTCGCTGAATCTGCCGTCGGCTCGGCCAACTTTTACTTGCGTATTAGCTTTAGATACTTGAGCGGCGATGCCCTTTTTGACGTTCTCAAGTTCCTGCGCAGTGATGTTGGGGTTCTTGAGTAACTCGGCTACACGCTTACCAAGCGTAGTTCCTTTAAGGGCGCGGTTCAACAGCAGCAAAGATTTAATTGCTTGTATTTTTTTAATGCGTTGGCTTTCTACGCCTTCTTGAAGTTCTGCATCACTGCCGTAGTTTTCAGGTTTTAAGTCGGTCAAAGTGTTATTGAGCGCAGCTTCAGCGGCATCAACTGCTTTTACATTTTGCTTATAGTTCTTTGTCTGTTGCTTGCGGCGCTCATCTGAAGCAGCTTTTTGTTCGGGGGTTTGCCGAGGGCCTTTTGGCCCAGTTTTACCTTTGGCAACTATTACGGGTGCCTCTTCTTCAGCAGGCAGAGTGGTCAAGTCGCCGACAACATTTGCAACGCTTTCAGGTATTTCAGCTTCTTCGGCGTACTGGTCATCGGTCTTGGCTTGTTCTGCGGCAAGTTCTTCTTGTAACGCGGCTTGATCTTCAGTCGTCAGTTCGCCTTCGGTGGCGGCTTCTTGGAGCGCGGCTTGTTCTGCGCTGTTTAGCCTGTTTAATAAAGAGTCAATATTGCTACGCACTTTGGTTAGCGTATTAGCCGCGCCATTTTCAGCGGGGTCAAACCCCGCGTTGATTGCTTCAATATGAGCGCCATACGCCCCTACTTTGGGTACGTTAGTATCGTTACGTATATCCCCGATTGTGCTATCCAACATTGCAGCAGTGTTGCGCAACACTTCACTGCCGTAGTATCCAGCCATTTCCTTGCCGCCGGTTTTGTTTATCCACCCATCAGCGCCAATACCAAAAAATGGATACCATTTACCAGCAGGAACATCTACCTTCCCGCCGCTACCGGTACTTAAATAGAACGGCACTTGCACGCCGTTTATATCGACTAATACAATTCTTCTACCGCTGTAGTCGATTATGTTATTTTCGCCCGTATTTGTTACAACGGGTTGACCTTGTCCAGCCTGCGATCGAAATTCATAAGGGATAGGAGATAAATTTAACCCCCCTACTGTAGTGGGCTGTACTGTTTCTCCCGTAGCAACTCCTGCAACATCTTGTCCAGTAGGAACCACTCTACTTGGCTCAGCGATTCCAGTTCCTCTGGCGGTGGTATCTGTATTGGGCTGTCCAGCCATTGGAACGCTAACTCCACTTGGCTTGGCAATAGTTTGTCCAACATCTGGTTCTCCTTGAGTTGCCGCACGTTGTTGTATCTCCGTTTGTACCGCTGCAATGAGTGGTTGGTTTTGTTCGTTTTCAGGTTTAGCCAGTTGGTATTCCAACGTAGAAGCTAACCCTGCGTCTGTCCAGTTAGTAAAGTTTGGAATAAACCCTTGTTCACCGGCTGACGCTTGTTCACCGGCTGACGTTTGTTCGTCTGCTTGATCTTCAGCCTCTCTGGTAGCCACTTCAACTGCACGGAACTGCGCACGACTGGGGTCAAGCCCTTGGTCAATAAATGTTTGCGTAAGTTGTTCAACCCGTGCAGGGTCAATAGCAGGCATACCGGGGCCGGGAGTAGCCGCAGCTTGTTGTACAGCAGAACCTACCGGTGGAGGTGGGGGAGTTTGAGCTTCGGCTTCGGGAGCAAATACTTCTTTAACGCCTTGTACAGTAGCGCCTAAACCACCACCAACAAGTGCGGCTTCTGCACCGCGAGTCAAAGCCTCTTCTGCGCTAAGACCTTTTTTAGTCCCTGCGGCTTCACCAAGATACGCTGCTTCTTCTTCAGCAACCTCAGTACCCGCCTGAATACCTGTCTCTTTTGCTATACGCCCAGTTTTTGTTGCACCAGTAGTGGGTTTAAACAAACTTTTGGTGGCAAAGCGTTCAAATGTAAGCTCAAAGACAGCGGCGGTAGCCGCAGCGGTCACGTCTGCAACAGTGGCGTCGTCAAGCGTTTTTTCGTCGTTCTTAACGCGCTCGTCCAAAATTTCTTTTGTACGCGCCATGGCGTAAGCAACAGGTACTCTTACTGCACCGACCATATCAGGCACGGATGTTATTACCCGCTCGGCAATAAACGGAACAGCATTAAGCGGGTTACGGGCAAGATCTTTAAGTTGCGTGCTTGGCTGGTAGTCCAAGTCCTTATCAAAATCTTTTAGCGATTTAGCCCAATCAAACAAAGGCTGAAGCTGTTTCTTGTTTTTAATGTCTTCGGGACTTATGCCCGACAGAGGCACAGCCAATTCCAATTTGTCACCGACTCGCTCGGCAACTTCTACTACGGAATCTACAAAAGCGCCAGTCAAAGAAGCTGTGCGACCAATCGCCCCAATAAGCGGATTTGATGTAGTGCCTTGCGGTTGTTCTGTAGGTGTTAAAACCGGTGCGGCTTGCCACCACTCTCCTGCTTTTGCTTCAGGCTTAGTTTCTTCTTTGGCAATTGGGGCATCCTTCCACCACTCAGCAGGTTTTTCTTGTGCTACTGGCGCATCTTCCCACCATTCTTTTGCCATGATGTGCCTTACGGTTTAATACGGGTTGTACCATCAGGGGCAATAAACCTAGTACCCGATGGCGCTGCATTATATTGAGCCTGTGAAAGTTTTTGTGGTGGCCCACTTCGGCTTGGCATACCAGTATTAACCGGTAGGGGTTGGTCTGTAGGTGCGGGCGTACTTGATCCTGCTCCACCTGCACGTTCAGCAATCCAGCGTCTCTTGTAGTCCTCAGCAGCAGCACCGCTTGGGTCGGCGGCATTAAGCTGTTTAACCTGTTTGAATATGGGATCTTTGGGATTCATCATGGCGGACTTCCAATCTTTACCCGCTGATTCAAGCTTCTTCATGTCCAAAGTTTCACGAGCAATATCTTCTTTTACGTTGCCGGGATAACGACCACTTAAATTCAAGAATTCTTTTGTGGCGCGGGCGTTGATCTCCGCAGGAGACATATTTGGGTTCTTTTCCTTCAAGTCTGCGGCCAATGCGGCAATTTGTCGGTCCGCTGTTGCACCAGCTTCTTTGTTGATTCTTGCAGCGGCAAGATGGCTTGCAGCGCTAACACCTGCAACTCTTAATGCGTTTTCGCCTTGCATTTCAGTTCCAGCCAAACCGCTTTCAAGTTGAGCAACCTTTTCTTGCACGCCAAGGTTTGTTTTGAACGCATCTCTCTTCAAATCTTGTGCACGAGTCTCTTCAGCATCTGCCTTATTAATCAAGCCTTCCTTACGAGATTGCTGCGCAGTAGCCAACAAAATTTCAGATTGACGTAATTTGTCATCAACCTCACGGTTTTCTTTCTTAAGTTTTCCTACTTCGCCAACAAATTGTTGCCCAGCTTCACCCAGTCCGGAAAGAAGCTGCTGCTTTTGGCTTTCACCGGGTTTCTTGCTACGTGCCAACAAACCCAAACTTGCCATAGCAAAAGCAAGCCCTTGATCTTTCTCCATTTGCTCAGGCAATTTTGCTCGCTTGGCTTTGGTTTCTTCTAAATATGGTTGGGTGATGTCAGGGCCATAGCGTTTTTCCAACATCGGGATACGGGTAGAAATAGCTTCATCTCTTTGTTCTGGAGTCGGCTCTACCGGTGCTTTGTTAGCCATTGCTTTTAAATCAGTCAAACTCTGTTCAAATCGCTTGCCGTACGTGCCGCCACCAGCAAACGCAACAATACCGCCATTAGCAGCCATCATTGTTTCTTGTTGCTCTTCTGGGATTTGGTCAAACGCTGAACCAAGACCACGGTCAATAGAAGCCGACTGCGCTTGTATTGCGTTTAGTTCGGCAATACGTTCATCAATTGCCTCTGCTGTATCAATATCACGGCGAGCAAGCGCGGCTTCTTTAGCTTTTTTCAAGCCCTCCATGCTATACATATCTTCAACAATGCTGTCTTTGTTGGCTTGGCTTGTTACCCCGCCGCCCTCTGCGTAGGAGGTCATCAGACCACCCTCTTTACCAAACAGCCCTGACTTGCCAAAGCCATAAGCAGCGCCACCCAAGCCCGCTAATGTTTGAACTGTGCCGGGGCCTTGTGAATACATAGTGCTCGTAGATTGCTGACCCAGTGGTAAGCCACGGATCATGTCGGACATGAAGCCCAACTGTTTGTACGGATAGTTCTGCTGGTTCTGGAAATCTTGGTAATCCTGATCCAAATAACGTTGAGCTTGTTGTTGCATCTGCCCGCCGTATGCGCTTTGCAACTTATTGATGTCCATGCCCTGTTGGAACTGCTGACCACCTAACTGACCAAGCTGACCTGAGCCTTGTAGAGCAGTTTGAAGGCCTTGCATACCAAGACCAGCGCCATACTGACGAGATTGCTCAGCCAGTTGCTGTGCCGCTTGACCATATTGAGCACGTTGTTGCGCGGCATTCATTTCCTGACCGTAGCCGTATTGTTTAGATTGTTCTGACGCTTGCTGGGCCGTCATACCCATTTGTTGATTTGCAAGCGCGGCTTGCATTGCTTGTTGAGCGTTTAATCCTTGCGTCTGTAACTTAGCGGCTAAGTTTTGTACATTGGCTTGCTGCTGAGCGCTTAGATTCTGAGCACCTACGTTGTATCCCGTTTGTTGATTGGCTAAAGCGGACTGTAACCCTGCTTGCAAGTTGGCTTGTTGCGCGGTAAGACCGTAGCCTTGCTCAGCGTTAAATTGCTGCATGGCTTGTTGGTAAGCGTCTTGCTGCCCTTTGGCAGTAATGTCGCCTTTTTGTTGGGCAAGATTCCGTGCCGCTTCGGCGTTCATAATAGCCTGACGAGATCCACCAAAAGCGCCTGCCTGTGCAGCTTGAGCGCCGCGTTGTGTTCCTGCTATATCCGCTTGACGCTGGGCTTCACGTTGTTGAATATCCACCACATTTTGCATGTAGGGTGACATGTAGCTAGCCGCCGTACCTTTATCAGTAAATGATTTTGTAGATGCTGCTTTAGTGCCGCCACCAAACCCAGATACGTCAGCAGGGCCCATCATCTGAGCGGCGGACATTGATCCGCCTTCCTGTGTAAACGGGTTTACTCTTTCGTAACCAAAAGTGGTATTAGCGTATTTATCTGGCGCGGTAAACTGATTTGTGAATTGTCCGGGCTGATAGCTAGTGCCCAAAGCCCCAATACCTGCGGCAGTGGCTAAGTCCGTGGCGGTTCCCAATTGTTCGGAAGGCCGCATATAATCAGCAGCCTGCTGTGCCCGCTGTTGCATTGGGTTAAACCCAGCAATACGTTGTCCGGTATATTGTTGGTAAGGGTTTTGATTGATGTCGGTAAGAGCCGCGCCTTTAGCAAGTGTGTCTTTAGCATACGGGCGTGCCCACTCAGGCAACTCTGCTATTTGCGTTGTTTTATCTGGTGGTGCTGCACTTCCGCCGCTATCCCCGCCGCCGCCATAGATGCGACCGCCAAGTTTTAAACGGGTAGCTGATTCACCAATAGGTTCGCCAAGGGCGTAAAGTTGTCTGCGTGAGTAATTCATACTGGCTCCGTGCTTAATATCTTCGTGTAGATTTTGTCGGTATGTTTGTACCCGAGGTATTCAAACAACCGAGAATTATCCAAGTGAATTTTGGTGTGCATGATGATTCTGTTGACACCATCTTGCTTAAGCACATCTTCGGCATATTGGAATAGTCTTATCCCAACTCGGCCTTGACGGAATTCTTTTTTGACAAAATATATGTCTTCAAATGCGGTCTTACATGTCATGTAGTGTAAATGGGGGTGCACAATAAAGAGTATGTAACCAATCAGATTACCCTCCGCCCTACATGTGATGCACCGCAACATATTATTTACCGCCAAACGCCCATACGCCACATAGTCCGGTTGAAGGGGGAAGTCCTTAGTTACACACAATTCATCATAATGTTCGGGCAGAAGAATCTGCAACTCGTCTATAAATGTAGACGGGTCTTCATTTGCGTATACGATGTTTGTAACTGCATTCATGCTGGCAAATATTTCTCAGAGCGGCTATTCTTTGCCACCTTGCCCTTGCCGACAGTCTTGCCACGAGCCTTCTGAATCCTGTCCATCATTGCGTACAACTTACGTGCGCCAGCTTCAGTTGAGCCATTGCCCAACTCAGAAACGATACGTGCAGGTACAACAAACTCACCGTCGGCTAAACGTGCAGGCTGCTTCTTACCAATCATTGCAGGGATGGAATCAGACACACCGTCACCGGGGCCACGGAGCAGTCTGCCGCCGTCTGAGTAGTCGCCAAGGTGAGAAATACTGCCACCCGCTGCACGACCCACACCCAAGTTGCCGCTCAGGCCAAACCCACCCACTCCTCTTCTCTCGCCATAAATCTTTTGACCATTTCTGTCATAGCCAATTACGGGACGGTTTTCAATGTTAAAAGCATCCGCCGCTGGTTCGGCTTCGGTTGATGGCGCAGTTCCCGCAATCTGCGAGTATTGCCGCGTAATGGGGTTAAAGGTATAGCCAGAATCGGCTAGCCCTGTCGTTGTTGGCGGTGGCGTAGTGGGCGCTTGTAATTGGCTTGGCTCACCCCGCGTTTGTCTTAGGTATTGCCCATACTCATGCGCCAAACCACCGCCCGTGCTTTCCGCTAGTTTTTTGTTTGCCGCTAGTTCTGGGCGTGTCGCGTGTTCAAAACGAGCAATCTCGCTAGCATCGACGTCAGAACCAAAATGCTTATTCCAAAATTCTAAACCACCTTTTTCAGGGGTACGACCTAAATACGTACCGTACAACTCTTCAACTGTAGTGGGGGTAGGGGCGTTTGTGGCAGGTGGGCCTCCCGTGGCGGGAGTAGACGCATATTGAGGAGTTTGTGATTGAACTGCACGCTGCGCCTGCATCTGTCTAAACATTTCCAACGCCGGAGTCCCTTCGATCTCTTGGGGAGGCTGTTTCCCTGCGTTTGTATATTGAGGCATGGGGAATGGCTTCTCGACAGGCTGTGGATTAGCTTGTGCTGCGCCGCCCTCAGCATACCCATATATTGATTTGGCTTGCTCAGGTGTAAGCTTTGTGTATGAAGGCGCAAAGTAACGCTTCTCGCTAGAATCAAATTGTGAAGTCGGGAACGGTGTAGTGGTGGGAGATGACGTGTTAGCAAACGGATCTTGCCCCGGCTGAACTTGTGGCTGAGCGCCCCCCAAAGAACGTGACTGCCCGCCCGCTGGATTCATGGAAAACCCGTACCGTTGACCCATGTCTGCGTCGGCTTTTTCTTCTTCTTCTTGTTTTTCTGGCTTCATAAGTTCGCCAGCAAGCGGCGCAACGGCAGGGCCTATATTTTTAAGCAGGCTCATAGGTGAGCCGCCAAGGTTTTGATAAAGACTACTCAAGCCGCCTTCTTGACCAAGGTAACCAACTCCTTTACCCATCGCTTGGAGCTTGCCCATGAAAGTATCGGGGCCAGCGGCAGTAGCTCTAGCCGTTTTTAAACTTTCGGCAAGTGTATTGTTTGCGGCTTGCTTAGTAGATGCATAAGCTTCTGGGGATAAAGTGCCAGCAGGGTCATAAAGATTTTGTGTTGCGTTTTTAACCACTTCATTCTGTGCAGCAATCACGTCAGGATTCATCGTAGTCGCAGTTTCCGCTAACCCCGCACCCAAATTAGCGCCACCATAAGCGCCCAAGCCAGCCATCAAACCTTTTTCCAAACTGCCAGTCATAAGCGTCATGCCGCCACCAACCATCAAAGCAGCCATAGGAGCACCAACGCCTGTAGCAGTCAAAGCCGCCCCAGCCACCATAGGCAAAATAGATGAAAGAAAGCCAGCTTCGGGTAAACCCGTCTGTGGATTAATAGATAGTTGCCCGCCATGCGCCATTGCCAAGTCATTAAGGCTTTTAACTTCACGGGGCGACATGTGTACAAGCGTGGAATCGTTACCACGACCCTGCGATGAAAGGTGTTGGGCTGCAAGCTGTAGGCTCATTTTTGCCTCTTTAGATGGGGGGTGGTTAATATTATCATGCTGAGAGCGCAGACACAAATGAAAGTGTGGCTACGACAGAGGCGGTTGATGGTTTAGTAGGCGTGCCAGAAGCCGCGTAGGTTTGTATGGTCACATCCACATCGGTTGTTGACCAGTAGATTTGAACGTAGTCATTGGCGTTCATAGATAAAAAGTAGTTCCAGCCTTTAATGTCATGGAACGGATCGCCCGGGTTTTTACGAGCAGGCAAACCAACTTTACCTGTGGAGCCTGTAATGTCCGTGCCGTTTTGTTTTAACCAAATAAAAACATCTTGAGGCGCGTTATCCAAGTTTTGAAGCTGTACACTGAACTGTAGGTTGTATACACCGGCGTTAGCTACCGTTATCTTTGATCCTGTTTGCAACGACACTTCGTTAGAGAAATCCGTCACAGACAGCCCCATCAGGGTTGCCGTGTTAATTGTGGTTGTTTGGTCTGTAAAGTCAGAAAACGCCCCATAAGGAAAAGCAATGTATTTCCCCCCACTAGTGCCAAACAATTCTCCAAGCGAATTCTGTAGTTGGTTGAAGTACAAACGCAAAATATTGGTAAATTGGTCTTGATAGCGGCGTTCGTACTGATCCGTAGCCAATGGTAAGCTGGGTGGGGCTGGGATAAAGACGCGGTTCTTAGAAGACATTAGCGTCTGCCGTCAGGACGGATGTCAATTCGTGGTGCGCCTAGTTGCCATGTTGTATTAACTTGGTTTGAGCTAATCTTAAAGATCATCTGGCGACCTCGCATACGGGTATAGATTTGCCCCGTAAACTCTTCGGTAATGACGTATGTACTACCCTTCACAACAGTGCCGTTAGCACTGTTTGTAACCCCAGAGCCCGAGTTGGTCAGGCCGTACAGTGTCATGGTTACCTGTGGGGCAACGGCGGCAGGACTGTTAGTGGCATTATCAAAACTTAAATCAGGTAAGACGCGCCACACAAAACCAAAGTTATGACCGTCACCAATATCAAACTCAGACGAACTAATGTAAGCATCAATTGCAACAGCAGTGCCGGTTGTGTTGTCATTTAAACCTGTCTCATGGTTAATCAAGTTACCCGTGAGCGTAGCCGTGGTGTAATTTGCCGCGATAGGAACATCCTGTAACCCAGAGTCAAGCCAAGCTGTGCGTGACATAGTGCCGTAGTACCAAATTTTTTCTTCATAGTTAAAGATAACGTATCTGTCCACCGCAGTACTACCAGCCGAACAGTAGAACCACCAGACCTCATTGAAACCTTCGCTTGTTCCCGCAAACACTTGTAGTGCTTGTTCTTGGTTAAGGTCACCAAACACATGGCGGCGTAGATCGCAAGATAAAGTATTTACCCGACCATCGTATTGGTAAAACTTATCTACTCCCATCCAGTACACAACACCCGAAGCAATCACAGCCGCGTTAGGGCTCATGATAGATATGTTGTCACCAAGAAGCTGCGGAACCCAAACGTAAGGAGGGCCAAGATACTGAAGTGAATATATAGCCGAGTCGGTAAACACCACAATCTCTTGACGAGTTTGCACAATACCTACAATTTCTGAGCCATGAGATATACGAATGCTACCCGCTTGGTTTGTAATTGACGGTGTCCAGTTATAGATATCGTCTTGCGCTGACCAGCGAATTAACATGGGGTCTAGCACGATTGAGCCGTAGTCATTACACCCAAACGCAATTATAAAACGTGAGGTGTCAGACGACGTAATGTTGTTCTGAACTGTAGGCACATCCACAATTAAAGATACTGTGCCTGTGCCTGAACTAGATGTATTGATTACGTTACCTGAAACATCTACTAAGTTAAATGTAAGTCCACTAACTTGGAATACATAGTACGTAGTTGCCGCAGACACGCCAGTTGGCAACGAGCCGCCAGAGAATTGAAGCGCAGCACCTTCGGTATAAAGAACAGTTGCAGTAACAACTGTAGGAGAAGCATTTGTAAAAGATACTGTGCCGCCAAGCGTATTTAGTAATACACCACGGGTAGTTACAGTGCCAGTTGCACTCCAGTAGTAAATACCGCCGGTGCGGGGGCCGTAGACCAAGTCTTGTCCGTAATTAATTTGGTTCCACAAACGAAGTGCTGACGTAGATGTCCCGCCATTGCCCCATGTTGTAGCCGACTGACCCCAACTACCAGCGCCCCAACCTACAAGAGGGGTAGGAATGGCAGGGCCAACACCGATTTGGTATGTAGCTACAACAGAAGCACCGCCGCCGGGAGAACCAGAAGCATCCGTTGCATTTGCCGTAGCTGTTGCTGTAAATGTGTATGTGTTTGCAGTGAGGACTGTGACTTGATACTGCGCATTTAATACCGTAGCCGTAATATTCCCGCCAAGGCTAACAGCGCCACTAAACGTAACAAAATCTCCTGTCAGCGCACCATGATTTGTATCTGTTACTGTGATTGTGGTGGAGCCATTTGTAGCTACAAACGGGTTGTTGTTGATCGTAGAAGACGCACGGATTGGCGTGATGTCGTAGTAGAGACCGCCTTGATTGATATAGAACTTGAGGTTTGTGCCAACGCCAAGTAGATTATTGCCACCAAGCGTTACCCAATTCCACAATGAACGACATACGCCTTGGTACGTAGCCGCAGAGTAAGGCTCCCACCCGCCAACAACTTCAGGATTGCCTTGACGAAAACGCACCTTGTCGGCTTCGTACCAACCCCCTTCGGTGGTGTATCGTGTGTTTTCTTTGTTAACACCCGGTTTAAATAGGATCTTGGAAAGTGGCATTTTTAACCAACGTTGCGTTCAAAGTGGGGACAATCTACCAAAGACTTGAAGTTGCCACCCCAACGGTTCTTGTGATACAGGGACTCCCAATACGCACCTAAAGGGGCAAGGATTGCCTTGTCCCAAATAATTTTTCCATCCTTGAAAAAATTCAAATCTATGGCACAGCGCTTCAGATGGATGGAATTCATAGTCTTGGAACGCCCCGTCTTAAAATAAATGGCTTGCTGTTCGGGCGTACGAGCCAGTTCCCCGCCAGTCACCACGAATCCTTGGTCTGTAGCGTACTGGATTAGTTTACACATGTCCAGCAAAAACGCAGCTTGTTCGGTGCTTAAACTCATTTTTTGCCTTTCATGTCTGCTAGTTTCTCAATGGTTCTGCCGCCAAAGTATGCACCCATTATCAGCATCCCCCAGTTACCCAGCAAGGTGACATAGGACTCGTTGGCGTTGTACCCATAGGCAGACATCATCGCAAACAAGAAGTAGCCTAGAAAAATGGCAATTAGGCTCATGGGGCGAATGTTCTTGGACAGCCAAGAATCGCTGTTCATGTCAGACTTCCAGCGATCTGTGACGTTGTCGTCCTCGTTCTGTGCGGCTTTGGCAAACATTTCTAGCTCAGCTAACTCCAGCTTGGCTTTCTCAATACCCAGTTCAAGGAGCTTTTCTTCATGCTCAAACTGAAGCTGGCGCAGGTTGCTGACGTCTTCTGCGGTTGGGTTGTCGGGAATCTTTACGCCAAGTGTGTTCTCTACCACTTCCTTGCCCTTGGCTTGGATTGCGCTAGATAGCAGCGTAAGCCCGTTTTGGGCTAGGCTACCGAGGAGGGAGGCTACGATAGGTAACATCTGATTTTTTCTCCAAGTTAATTTTTACATCTACACAAATTGCTTCAACCGTTCTGCCTTGCTTAATAAGTTCACTTTTCTGTTGTGCAATTTCTTGCTCGCACTTTTGCTCGTTTAGCGTGTAAATCTCTGACTGAAAAAATGCACAATCCAGTCCAATGCAAATATACAGCACGGGGATATAAATCATCATTTCTTATCCTCACGTTCCTTTTGCTCAACTTGCCGCCTGAGCTTCTCCATCTTTTCAATCTGCTGTTTGGCCTCGTGCTTTGTTTCCAGCACATCCAAGTACAACATCCCAAGGAGCGGAAGCAGCATGACTACAAGCAAACAAGCGGCAATCCAGCCCACAACTATCTCCCAATCCTGTACAAGAGGCCGAGGAGCAACCACATATACAGGAGGAATAGGATAGTCGCCAGCAGGTATGCCTGCCTTTCTTTTAGGAGCCGCTCCTCCTCTTTGCGTTGCCATGACTCATCATCCCGTTTCTTCCTTGCCCTGTCCTGCTCTATCTTGATGACATCCCGCATATCAAACACTTTTGAGTACAAAGCCCCCATTTCTTTAGGTGCGCCATACACCATTGCCTCTCTGATCTCCGTCTCCAACAGTGCCATCTGGTCTTGAGCCATTACCCGCTTCAGGGCGGCTTCCATCAGGTTAGCGTCGGGGTCGTAGACAGTTTTACTCTTCTCTTCCTCTTCCCTTATGTGCTCGGCAAGCTGCTCTTGTAGCTTAAAGAACGCTGAAAGCTGAGTAACGATATCCGCCATGACTTGGGTTTCGTCAACGGCAACGTAGGCTTCCTTCTTTTTCGCCACAGGCTTGGGGCTTGAGGCGGGCGCTGTTCCGAAGAGCTTTGCCCAGAATCCTCTGACTGCCTTGACATCTGAAGCCACCTCATCAACAGTCTTCTTGATCTCCATGAAAGACGTTTTAGCGTCTTTGTAGAGTTTGCACCCCTGCTTAATGGCGGCAACGCAAGCGTTAGCTGCAAAGAGGATGCTGAGAGGGTCCACATTAGACTTCTGCCATTACATCCGCAGTAATACAAGCAGTTGAAGTCTCCCGGTCAATAGACAAGAAACCTTGACACACAATGTTGTAGTCCACGCCGTTAGCGTCTTTCTCGCTTTTGATCGGGGTCGTAATGTCAATGTTCTTAAACAGAAACTCTTTGCCGTTTTCAAAAACGCGCCAGACGTGATCCATTGAACCGCGCCCTGCTTGGCCTCTCGATTTGTTGAACCGAATCTGGTATGTGTTCATACAATCTCAGCCGCTGGCGGAACCGCGCAAGTTTGTGGCTGGTGAATCACGGTCAAGTTAAAGTGTACAAACTTGATTGGCTTATCCGCTGCATGGCGTGTAAATGAATGAGACAACCATGAATTGGCAAAGATCATCATGCCGGGCTTGGGTGTAAAGTTAATCATCTTGCTGGCAGGGGTCGCCATACCCATGTCTTGCTCAGGTAAATCAATCTGCACCTTGGCTGCGCGAGGGTCGTGAAACACTACGCGAGAGCCGTCTTCTGGGGTTTCAAGGAAGTAGAAGCCCACGATCTGTGAACCAAAGCCATGAACGTGAGCGTCCATTGCAGAATGTTTGTGATGCTCTTGTGTCCACATTTCTGTAAACTGCACGGCCTTGTCTTGCATGTCATAGCCCTGCTCATTTAAGATGTTCCAAGCAGTTGCGCCTACAAACTCGGAAAACTTAGCCATGCGTGGGTCGCCAAAATAATTGCCCGTCATGTAGAGGGGGTAGATCTCGTTAAGCGATTGCGTCTTACGGGCTTCAGCCAAACCCTCTTCAGAGACAGTTTTAACCGCTTCTAAAAAGTCAGGGCGTTCAATTAAATAGATTGGGCATGGAAAGTGGTGTGCAACTTGAAGTTGCGTTTGAAGTACAACTTCGGCTACTGACTCAGCGGCTTTGCATACTTTTTGTTTTGGCTTTTTTGTTACTTTGCTCATGCGGCTATCCAAGCCCATGCGATAAAGTCAAACTTGTATTCACCTTCTGGACGCGCTGGCGTGTCTTTCCAATTTGCATCCGCGCCGCACCAGACGGTCATGATACCGGCGGCAATTTTTGCCTCGTCTACGGCGGGGCGGGGGATTGGCGGAACCATTGTGCAAGTAGCCTCATCTAGCGTCCAAGCTGACCAATTTTCAGCTTGTGGGCGAGTATTAAATGCATCGCGAGTTGCTTGCTGTTTAGCTGTTTTCTCCTCCGTAGTCATTTCACGCACCGACCATACGTCAGTCCACACGCCATTTACTTTTGTATATACAGGTTCATCGGAGTCCATTGTTTGGTAAACGTTGGGCGTAGGGCGATCAACACGAGTAAATGGCTCCCAACGTGCTGGGATTACGCCAAATGCTTGAATGAGGTTGTCCTCAAACGCAGGGTGATTTTTTGTTACGCCGTTTTCTGTTTCAATATACAAATTCATAATCTCTCCTAAAAATTAAGGTGTGCCTGCGCACGTTGATGGGAAACTACGGGCATTTCCGGGCCAGATAATACGAACTGCTCCACTACCGCTTGACCTATTAGCTCCGCCATAACCGCCAGCGCCACCACCAAAATTACCGCCCGCGCCATTACAAGCACGTCCGTTTGCACCGCCAGAACCACCACCGCCACGAGCAGCGCCGTTAGCTCCTTGGCCAAACAGACCAACACCGCCGCCGCCGCCACCATCAAAATAGCAGACGGTGCCTGAAGAACCGCCGCCTCCACCGCCGCCAGAACCCGCTAAACCAAGTACGCCGCCGCCGCTATATGGAGAGCCGTTAAATGCGCCAGCGCCCCCAGTACCTGAGTACCCACCAGCACCGCCGCCAGAGCCATAAGTACACTGTGCTTTTGAGCCAGCCCCACCGTTACCGCCACCGTCACCAGTATATGTACCGCCAGCACCGCCAGCTGCGCCGCTGGTAGCGCCCGTGCCACCGCCTCCACGAACAACACAGACTGTACAGAAACTAGAGGACCCGCCGTTACCTTGATTGGAGAGAAGTCCAGCGCCAACAATGACGGTATAAGAATTTGCGGGGATCACAGTAATATTATTTTTGTAACCTAACCCGCCGCCACCGCCTGACCCTCCCCCTGCTGAGCCACCACCGGCTCCAACAGCTACAACTGAGACTGAAGT